CTAAAACAAATGCTAAACAATCTTAAGCAGAAGAGTTAAACTTTTCTAGCTTTAATGTGCGCACATTTTGACATTCAATATACTGACTGCCGTTGCTAGTCCTTACTTTTCCAACGCCGCAAACAACATCATAGTCATGATATGCTACTGGACCTTTGACCAATAAGTCAATATATTTTCCGTTGTCAATTCCGAGTGTAAGAAAGGTAATGTACTTCCCGCCTTCTCCCTTAAATACACGACCATTGGCAACAAGACCAGCAAATTCAAAACGGTCCAGATATTGATTAGCACAATAAAAACCTGGTAAAAAAGCGGCATCACCCCACCATCCATATTTTCTATATTCATATATAGGATCATTTAGCAAACTATAATTATATCCTAGTTCACGCAAGTCCCAACCAGCACGTTTTGCTTCGCACTTATAAACCCAACGGCGATAACTGCCTTCGCAGTGTTTCAAACATGCTGCCCAAAATGCTTTTGGATTATGTGTTTTTTGATATGCTAATGCCCATATCAATCTACCAAGATTTACAGCATGTGCACGACACAGCCCAAAATTACCAAGTTGATAAAGTTCATCTATAATCTCACCTTTGTTTGGGTGTGTGCCCATACGATGCATAAACTCATAAACTTTTTCTTCATTCTTTTTAGCAAATGCACGACGATACATATCTGCTTCATAGATATCACAACCAATAAGTTTGCTTATTTTTTTGATAGCATCATCTTCGTAAACAATACTTTCTTCTAGTCTCTTTTCTGTCCAATCATGAAAGAAACTGGCTTTCTGGCGACCCGTTGTAGCAACAGGACGTATAAGTGCTGTTGCAAATACACAATCGCTGCGTGACTTTGGTTGTATTGCACGGAATAATCGTCGCATTGCAGGTGATTCGCCTTGCGTTACACCTAACACATCGCCGTTGCATAGTAGTCGTATAGTATCCTCATCACAATCAGGATAATCTTCCAAACCCATATTAGGTTCTATTTCATAAAGTTGGCTTAGCCCACGATTGGCTAACACATCAACTTTTAAGTGTTCAAGGTCTTCTACTTCATGCTTGTCTAATAATATCTGATTATCAGCATTTATTAGACTTTTAGGTAGATTGTGTTTGAACACAAGTATGCCACCACAGTGTTTTGAGATGGCGCGTTTCTTGCCAAGCAACTTTTTTTCAATACGAATGGCCTCCCCTATGTCAATATCAAGATCATCATACTTAAAGTTGCGAGGCAATCTGCCAGTAGCACCAAGCCGACGAGCGGCTTCACGCTTGGCACTTTTTTCCTTAAATGTTACATAATTACTAATTCTTGCACTTTTGCCAGGCCAGCGTTTGAATATACGTTCCATAACGATACTCTGTGCCCAGTGTGGATAGTCAATATCAATATCTGGCAAATCATCACGGTGTGGATTTAAGAATCGTGATAGTGGTATATCCCACTTTATAGGATCAACATCTGTAATACCAAGTGCCCAACAAACTAAACTGCTGCCTGCGCTACCACGAGTCATGTGCGGCAGGTCAGCAGTCATATCTAATATTTCGCGGATTTGTAAAAAGTATTCTGTAAATCTTAAAGCCAGTATGATTTCTATTTCTTCGACAAGCCGTTCGCTATAAACCGTATCATCTGGTATTGTTCGTCTAAATTGTTTTAATAATGATTCACATTGTGCCTGTGCGTTATTTGGTAATTTCATTTATTGCCTTTGATGCCTGTGTGTGCCTATAATATAATTTATGCTTTTAATTATCGTAAATAAAAAAATGATAAACTACCAAGATATAAAACATTTGCATATGGAGTTTAGTAGTTTATGCAATGCAAGATGTCCACTATGTCCTAGAAATTTATATGGTTATCCATATAATCGTGGTTATGAAGAAACTAGTTTGTCACTAGAATTAATAAAAAAATCATTAAGTCCGCAGTTTATAAAACAATTACATATGATTTTAATAAATGGTAACTTTGGTGATTTTACTTCTAACTTAGAAAGTTTAGATATTATAAAATATTTCAAACAACACAATCCTAGTTTATTTGTGCAAATAAGCACAAATGGTAGTGCTAGAAATGTTGAGTTTTGGAGTGAGTTAGGCAAAATAAAAAATATTAAGATAGAATTTTGTTTAGATGGGCTAGAAGATACACATCATTTATACCGCCAAGATACTGACTTTAACAAAATAATTGAAAATGCTCAAACATTTATGTCAACTGGTGGTATTGCAATATGGAAAATGATTAGATTTGAACATAATAAACACCAAATTGAAGACGCAAAACAGCGAAGTATAGAATGCGGTTTTCGTGGTTTCAATTTAGAAGATCATGGACGAAACAGCGGACCTGTATTTGATAGAAAAGGTAATTTAGTTCATGTCATGGGTGATTGGAAGGCACATACTAGTTTATCAGAGATTCTTGAATTTCATGCCAACACAGAAAATACATTTACATATCCACCATATGATCCAAACAGAAAGTTAAGTTGCTTTACAAAGAAAGAAAGATCAATTTATATTGCAGCAGATGGTCGTGTTTATCCTTGTTGTTATATGGGTTTTTCGCCACATTCCTATAATAAAGGATGGCATGGTTTTGTTAATAAACAAATAGCACCTATAGTTAAAAATAACAACTTAAATGAAAACACATTACAAGATGCAATTTCTTGGTTTACTCAAGTAGAATCTAGTTGGTCTAAAACTAACGTAAAAGATGGTCGTATTATACAGTGTGATATAGCATGTGGTAAATTAGAAAGCACCTAATTACCCATAAATAATAGCGGAGTATCGTAATTTGCGCAAACAATCTCGTAGCATTCTTGATGAATTAAGCCATATGGCAATAGGTAAAGACACAGGATTTGTTTTAGAAAGTCGTGCTAACCACATTATTAATAGTGCTATTAATTTAATTAACCAACTCCGTGAAACATATGATACCCCAGAAGCAGATGAACTTGAACGCAGATTGTTAAACAGTATTCGCACACAAGAACCAGCAAAATTTGTGCGTGGTTTGCGCAAGATTAACGAATCCAAATAATATCATATATGTTAGGTTTTTTACTAAACACATAAATACTCTTAGCGTAACAAAAACGCAGATTTTTTGGAGTTAATAAAATGGCAGATTTTTATCGTGTAAATGGTAACGTTGGCGTTATCGGTGATGGTAAGGGCTTTGTTACAACTGCTGCTGGTGCAAGTTTCATCGGCAAGTTCCCAGTTGCTCTTGCTTTATATATTGCAAGTGGTAGCAACAGCGCACAAAACCTTGCAAGTGAACTAGGTGTTAACTATGCAGTTGAAGGTATCTTCAAGGCAATTAGTGCAAACACTACTGTTCTTGCTTACCAAGTAGAGCCAGGTTCAAGTGGCAACATCAGCGTTCTTCTCGAAGGTGCTGCTGGTCTAGGTTCAACTGATAGTGCAGTTGCTTCAACTGTTCAAAGCATGATCCGTAACGGCGGTAACGGTGCTGGTTACTATGGTAACAACAGCGTTGACGCAACTGGTTCAGTTGTTGTAAACCGTGGTTTCAAACTATCATTCACTTAATAGTTGAAAAAATAAAGATATTAAAAGGCGGTATTTTTACCGCCTTTTTTTATTGTCTATATAATAATATGATACGTTGTTTTACACTATTTGATTTAGGGACCGAACAAAATCCAAGTAAAAATTGGACATCATTATTGCAATCTATAAGTCTTTATGATGATTTTGAAGTTATAAATTTACCACGCAAAGTTTATAGAGAGATTGCAAATTTAGATTTTGGAGAATCATTTACTGGATTTCAAAATGTATGGTTGTTTGACTTTATTATTAAGAGTAATACAAATATAAATGACTTATCTAAAATAATACAACACTTACCAATTATATGCGGACTTAATGAAACTGTCAAGTTGCCATTAAAATGTGCGCTTACAGATTCAGAAAATAAAAATATCAGCTTTTTATCATTAAACAACGGTAATAAATAATTCTGCTACGGTGGGAAGGCAGATGAATACTCAGATATATTCAAATGAAAGAGAAAGTTTGGAAGCGCACGTCGACCTTTGTGCCGAGCGTTACAATAGGATGGATGAAAAAATGGATACTATGGAACTTAGACTTGCAAAAGTTGAAACCATAGTCAGCGAAATTAAATCTATGTTAATCGAAAAAGAAACTTTGGCTTATAAAAAACTCGTTGGCATTGGAATTGGCATAATTGGCTCATTATTAACTACACTAGTAGGACTTGTAATTTATATTGCAAAATCGCATGTATAAATTGACAGTGGTTATATATAGTAATATAATAACCATATGACTAATGAAAAACAAAAATTCAACAAAATTAAAAATTTCATAACTGATTCTTACAATAATTTACCAAAACAAGGTGTAATTATTGTAAAATCAGTTAGGAATGGGTTTATGGTTAATAATATATCTATTAAATTAGTTGATAATATTTGGGAAGTATCTAAAGAAGGTAATATTTTAAGTCGTTTTAGACAGCGGCGCACTGCAGTTATTTTTGCAGCACTAGTTTATAAAAAGCGCAGTATTGATAGTAAAAAGTTGGTTGGTCTAGATCAATTTTTAGATATCTGTTTAGAAGATAAAAACACTTTTTCATTAAGATTAAAGAAAACTGATAATCCAGTATATGCAGATAGACTTAGTAGAACAGAAGTTGAACTTGATTTATTAGAACAACAATTACAAGAATTAGAAAAAAGTCTGTCTTTGCAATAAATAACTAAAAGCAAGGACAGTAAAATGTTTGTAAAAGAATTTAACAATTGGTCATCTGCTGAACTTAATCAGCAATTAGCCAAAGTTTACAAATGGCATCTTAATTTAGCAAACTTATCAGAAAGTAATGCTAATGAAATGCTATCTACATTAAGAAACAAAATGGGCACTATTCGTAAAAGCTCTCAAGCACACCATGCAGAACGCAATCCACAATATATGGAAGCAGTTATAGTTACTAAAGTCCTTGAAACTTGGAAAAATGAAATGGCACACGGTCGCAAAATACTTGGTGAAAAGATGGCTGCAATTAATGAATATTGCACTACACAGTTGAATGAACGTGAATTATCACCATCAGAATTAAAAAGCCGTGAACATTATGTAAAGTCACTTAAAAAGCGCAGCGGCGATTTTGAAAAGCGTTATGGCAAGCGTGGTAAAGAAGTTATGTATGCTACTGCTACTAAGATGGCAAAGAATGAAAGCATTAACTTACCACCAGCATTAACTGAAGGTGAAATTGAAGCAGCACGTGTTACTATGGCTGCTCGTGATCTTGCAGACAGCGTTCAAGATATTGTAGAAAAAATCAGCGATATGCAAAATGAGCAATTGCCAGCACTTGTAAGTGCTATGAAAGATGAAATCGGTATGGATAAAGCCGAATCATTTAAGAATAGTGTAAATGAAACACTAGCAAATCTACTTCAAACAGCAAACACAGCACGTGATACACTTGATAATGCAAGTCGTGGTGTATATGGTACAGACCAACTTGGTATGGAACCAGATATGGGTGGTGACATGGATTCAAAAATGGATGTAGGCGCTGACACTATGCCTACTGATACTGCTCCAACTCCTCCACTAGGTAGCGATGAAGACCTAGCAACGGCTGATACTGCTGCGGGTGGAACTGCTGAATTAGGTCGCGGCAAGAGAGCCTAATATGAAATTACTGGAAGTTGCGCCAGATTTTGTTCGTAGTCAAGTTGGAACACTTATGACTATATTACAATATTTGCAAAGTAAAACAGAAACTGGCACAAAAATTCCTATGCAAAATATTACTAATTTAATGAATAACGCTGGTTATCCTTTTGACTGGCGTGCTTTAGAAGGTCTTAAAAAGAAATACAAAGCACTCGATGAATTAATTGGTAACTTTGATGAAAATAGTTTAACGCTTGGCAAAAGCGAAGATGAAGTTGGCGATGATATGGACGACGACATGAATGCTGACCAAGAACCAATTGGTGATTTGGATAATGCTTTAGGTTCAGAACCTATGTCTGAGCCTAGTTCAACACCAAGTGAGCCAGAAGTTAATATTGGTGATGGACGTAATCCTGAACGTTCAACAGTTGATAAAATGGCTGCAAGAGCAGCACGTTTTTAATCTAAATACACTATGCGCATAGGTGATTTAGAACAACTTACAAAATTTCATGATAAGTTAAATCCTGATTTATGGCAAAACAATCGCCTTAAACCAGAAGTTCGTCTTGCTCTTTTTAAGATTGCAAAAGCATTTGTTGATTTTATTAATATTCCTGATTTACAACTTACCGATATTACTGTAAGTGGCAGTAATGCTAGTTACAACTATAACAGTAGCAGCGATATTGACTTACATCTTGTTGCTGATGTAAATGGACCATGTGAAGAAGACCTTGATCAACTTTTTCTTGCAAAAAAAGGCGCATTTAATGATCAACATGATATTAACATTTATGGTCACGCAGTAGAAGTTTATGTTCAACGCAGCGATGAAAAACATATTAGCAATGGCATTTATAGCGTTTACAATAATAACTGGATTAAATTTCCAAAAACGTTAGTTGCTAATCCTGATACAACAAATATACAAGATAAATTTGAAAATCTACATGCTGAAATTGATCAAGCCATAGAAAGCGGTGACCGCCATACAATTAAACGATTAAAAGAGCGAATTAGAAAGTTACGTCAGAGTGGTCTTGAGCGTGAAGGTGAATTTGGTGTAGAAAATCTGGCTTTCAAACTACTGCGTAATGAAGGCGATTTAGATAAACTTAACGATGCTCACCTACAAGCCGTCGATAATGATTTAAGTTTGACAGAGGGTAATGCATTTAGTGGCGCATTACGAACAGCACGTGAAAAAGGTTTAGAATACTTTATAGTGGATGGCAAAAAATATAAAGTTAAAAAATCCATGCAAAAAGTTACAGAAGCATGGACTAAGAAATATAAAAAAAGTATAAATTGCAGCCATCCAAAAGGTTTTAGTCAAAAAGCACACTGCGCTGGTCGCCGTAAACGTCAATCTGGTGGAAAAACAAAGAGTAAAAGTGTGTCCTAAATAAAGTTGGAGTTATAAATGTTTACTGCTACTACCGCAAGAAGCCAAACTGTATCAAATTCAATAAGCGAAACTGAAATTGCGCTTATAAACCTTAATATTATTAGTGCGGTTACTGCTGGTAATGTTACAGCAACCCTTACTAAAACTACACAAACTACATTAAATGGTAATGTTATTATTGGCAGTCCTATGACTCTTGACCAAAATTATTATACGGCATGGCAAACTTCAGTTTCAAATGCTTATGCGACAGGATTAATGCAAACAGTGCTTGACAACTTTGCCCGTTTAGGTTATACTATTAGTAGAACTTCAACAGACGGACAACATATCAATTGGCAAATATCCTGGTAAAACACAACCAACAATATAATTATAGTGAAATTAAACGTAAAGAAACAGACCAAGGTCGTAGATATCTTACACCTGCTGGCGATGTTGTGCCATCTGTTACAACCATTTTAGATAAAACTAAAACAGAGGAAAAAAAGAAAATATTGCACGAGTGGAAACAGCGGGTAGGTGTAGAAAAAGCACAACAAATTACAACAGAAGCCGCTGGTCGTGGAACCAGTATGCACAAACAGTTAGAAAACTGGCTTGAACACGGTGAATTAAAAACTGGTAGCAATACTGTGCACCAACAAGGCGCAAAGATGGCTACAGTAATTGTAGAAGAATATCTAAAAGGTCAATTACAAGAATATTGGGGCATGGAAACTGGGTTATATTATCCACAACTTTATGCTGGTACCACTGACCTTGTTGGTGTTTACAACGGCAAACCATCAATTATTGATTATAAACAAACTAATAAACCAAAAAAAACTGAATGGATTCATGATTATTTTATGCAAGGTGCTGCTTATGCTGCTGCTCACAACGAAGTTTTCGGTACGGATATCAAACAAATAGTAATATTAATGTGCAGTAAAGATTGTGAACCACAGCGTTGGATTATCAAAGGTGATGATTTTGATAACTGGACTGCTGCATGGTGGGATAGAGTTTGGCAATTCTATGCGGATAAACCATAAATATCTCTATTAGTGAGAGATATGCATGTCAATCGTTCAAATCAGTAGAATACAGCACCGTAGCGGATTATACGAAAATTTACCACAATTAGCAAAAGCAGAATTAGGTTATGTCGTAGATAAACGCCGTCTTTTTATTGGTAACGGCTTATTAACTGATGGCGCACCACAAACTGGCAATACCGAAATTTTAACAGAATATAGTGATATTCTTAACCTAGCAAGTCTATATAATTTCAAAAATAGCGATGCAGGTTATAATCCACAAACAGGTAATACACGCAGTAATTTTAATAGTATTGCATCAAATGGTTCGCTTTATGTAGCCGTTGGTTCTGCTGGTGTAATTTTAACAAGTAGCGACGGTCAAATTTGGTCAAGCACAATTAGTGGAACTTCACAAAATCTACTATCTGTTACATATGGTGGTGGTTTATTTGTGGCTACTGGAACAAACGGCACCGTTATATACAGCACTAATGGCACAGTATGGCAAGCAAGTGGTGCAGTTTCTTATACTAATATTAATTCTATTGTATATGCTGGTGGTCAGTATGTTTTGGTGACTTCATTAGGTGAAGTTTATACAAGCAATAATGCTATTACTTGGACAAAACAAACAAGCACAATTACAGTTGCACTTAATGCTATTGCATATGGTAATAGCAAATATGTAGCAGGCGGTAAAAATGGCACAGTCATTACTAGTAGCGATGGCGTTACATGGTCATCTGGAACTGTTAGTTTTGATGATATTTTAGGATTAAGTTATATTTCTGATACAAGTGGTAACTATTTTGTAGCAACCTGTGCAAAAAATAAAATTTATTATAGTTCAGATGGCGTTACTTGGTTCAGATCATTAGTAGACGCATTTGTAAGTATAACAAATGACGGCGCAAATAGTTGGGCAATTACTTCTTGGGGCGATGTATATCAAGGCAGTAATGGAACTTTTACATATCAAACAAATATTGCTGCTGTTGAGAATTTTACATACATTTATCAAAATGGCGCAGGTCTTTTTACTGCACTAACAGGCAGCGGTCAAATTTATACTAGTGGAAACGGTTTAACTTGGACTGCTAGAACAAGCGGCGTATCAACGGGACTAAATTCGGTTTATTTTGATGGCACTACTTGGGTTGTTGTTGGTGATTCTGGTGTTATACTTACATCAACAAATGGAACTTCATTTACAAGCCAAACTAGTGGCACAACAAATAATTTAGTTGGTATTTCTAAACTAAGCACAACTACATGGATTGCAGTTGGTAATGGCGGAACTATTTTAACTAGTCCTAACGTAGTAACTTGGACTTCACGCAGTAGTGGCACAACAAGCAATTTACGTGATGTCGCAGTTGCAAATCTTGGTGGTGGCACATATAAAGCAATCGCAGTGGGAACTGGCGGTATTGGTGTAAGCAGTAGTGATGGTATTACTTGGAGTAGTGCAATATCAAATAGTGCTACTGACCCTTTTGGTAACACAGTTTCGCTTTCTGATCTGAATAATATTGGTTATTTTTCATTCACTCCACCAGGCGGTAGTTTAACAAATTTATGGATAGTAGTAGGTGATCATGGAGTGCTTGCTACAAGCACAAATGGAACTTCATGGAATACCAAAAGCACAGGCACGACTGCTAATCTAACAAATATTACCTATGTGAATTTATATTTTTATGTAAGTGGTGATGCTGGTTTATCATACCTTAGCGGTCAAACTGGACTTGCATATACATATTATAATTTATATTACAGTAATTCTAGTTTGCAACCTGACCTTTATAGTATCACTACAAATGGAACATTAAATGTTGTTGGTGGTGCTTATGGTTACCTATTTTATAGCACTAATCAATTTAAGTTTTATAGAAAAGAAACTGCTAGTTTAAGTTATACAAATCGCAGCGTAGGATATTTCAATAGTATATACTTTGCTGTAGGATATAATGGACATATTTCTACAAGTTCTACGGGACAAACCTGGACATCACAGAATTTTAGTTATGGCGGCACAGTAACACAACGTTCTATACAGAAAAAACTAGATGATGTAGTAAGTGTAAAAGATTTTGGTGCAAAGGGTGATGGATTAACAGATGATACAGAAGCAATTAATCGTGCTATGTATGAATTATACTGCCGTGTAAAAAACCAAGCCGCATATAAAATCCTAAACTTTCCAGCAGGCACATATATTATTAATGGTAGTTTGAATGTGCCTAGTAATGCTAGACTTTTTGGTGAGGGCGCAGGCAATACTATTATTACTCAAACTGCCAACCCTTACATTTACCCATATGTAACATGGGTAATGTATACTGCTGATAACTTACAGCAAATTCAAAATCAAATTGGATTAAATGGCGCAAGTCTGCCTACAAATATCACTATTCGTGATATGACATTAAACAGTCTTAATGATGGATTGATTATAGATAGCGCAAGCAGTGTTCAGTTACAAAGTGTATCATTTAATGGACCTTTTAATACAGTAACTACTGCTACCGACTCAAATAATGGCAGCACTACTGCTGGTGTCAAATTTTATGGAAAGAATTTAGTATTTGCAACAGATATTAATATCGTTGATTCCTATTTTAATGGTTTTAATAGCGGCATTTATTTGCCAGCATCAAATTATAGTAGTAATTGTTTATTTGACAGTTGCACATTCTTTAATACGTATTATGGTGTGTATCTTGTTGGAGCAAATGCAAAAGGTATTACTTTAAGTAATAGTTATATGAACTTAGTCTACGCAAGTGGATTATATGCAACAAACTGCACTAATGTTGTTAGTTTAAGCAATTATTATTCAGATGTTGGTGATAAACTTCTTGGTACATCTTATCCTAATGTTCCTGTAATTTATTGGGATGCTACATCAAGAAGCAGCGGAAGCATAGGTGATACATTTGACAGAACTGATGGTTATACTGTAAGCGAGACTGCAAACACATTCCAGTGGGATTTTGCAGAAGGTTTACGTTTAGGAACTTGGCAAGCCAATAGTGGTGAAAGTTTAGCACTTGCAAATAATACAACTGCAGCATTAATTACTAACTTAGATGATTATGGTTCAACATTTGGTATTGAATTCCAGTATAGTATTACAAGAAATAGTCAAGTAGCCAGCGGTGTGGCAAAATTTACCTTGACAAGTGGCGGACAATATTGTATAGAAGATGATAGGGCACAAAGTGGTGAGGTTGGTGTTACCTTTGGATATAATGGTAGCAGTGATTTAACTTACACAACTGACTCTAGCGGAACAGGTCTTATCAACTATGCAATTAGATACTTTGAAATGCTATAATTGGTTTACCAAATATAGCACAGAAAACATCCTTCAGTGGCGCGAATTTCGTCGTAGTTTACATAGCGATCATCTAAATTCTATTGCTGCTGCTTGGAGTATTTGCCCGCTTATAGATTCATATTTGGAATTTGATAATCCTAGAAATTGGCCTGATCCTTGGACACTTATAAGTGAAGGAATATACGACGACACCGCTCGTTGTTTAGGTATTTTTTACACAATATACTTTACTTCTTATGCAAAAAAAGATAATATGGTAATAGAGGTTTATCGTGATCGCACTCGTCATGAGTATCTCAATTTAGTAAGATGCGAGGACCAATTATATACGCTTAATTATACTGAAGGACAGGTTGTAAATAACCTCATCATCGAACCAACAGCAGAATTGATAACAAAAGTTACCGCTAAACATTTACATATATAAGGATTAAAAATGGCAATTAACGTAATAAAGCGTGATGGTCGCAAAGAACCATTGGATATTGAAAAACTTCATAAAGTAGTATTTTGGGCGACAGAAAACATAAGTGGAGTTAGTGCCAGTGAGTTAGAAATCCGAAGTCAAATACAATTTTACAATAATATTAAAACTAGTGAAATTCAAGAAACTATGATTAAGGCTGCTGCTGACCTTATCAGTGAAGATGCACCTAACTACCAATTTGTCGCAGGTCGTCTTGTAAATTATCATCTACGCAAAGAAGTATATGGCGATTATCATCCTTGGGCACTAATTGATATCATTAAGAAGAATGTAGCAAGTGGTTTTTATGATCCTGCTCTGCTTAATGATTATAGCGAGGAAGAATGGGCAACTATTAATAAATTTGTTGACCATGAACGTGATTGTGCACTAGCATATGTTGCTATGGAACAACTGCGTGGCAAATATCTTGTGCAGAACCGTGTAACTGGTCAAATTATGGAAACGCCACAAGTTGCTTATGTTCTTATTGCTGCAACACTATTTGCAAAATATCCAAGTGAAACACGTCTGCGTTATGTAAAAGATTACTATGATGCTATTAGTAAGCATGACATTAGTTTACCGACTCCTGTGATGGCTGGCGTCCGCACACCACAGCGTCAATTCAGCAGTTGCGTTTTGATTGAAACTGATGATAGCCTTGATAGCATTAATGCTACAACTAGTGCTATTGTAAAGTATGTAAGTCAAAAAGCAGGTATTGGTATTGGTGCTGGTTCTATTCGTGCGATTGGTTCACCAATTCGCAAAGGTGACGCCAGCCATACAGGTCTTATTCCATTTTATAAACTATTCCAAAGTGCTGTGCGTAGTTGCTCACAAGGCGGTGTTCGCAATGGTGCGGCTACACTTTACTATCCACTATGGCATTATGAAATTGAAGATTTGTTAGTTCTAAAAAACAACAAGGGCACAGAAGATAATCGTGTTCGCCATATGGATTATGGTGTTCAGTTTAACAAGTTAATGTATGAACGACTGTTGAGTGGTGGCGACATTACTTGCTTCTCTCCAAGTGATGTGCCAGGCTTGTATGATGCTTTCTTTGCAGATCAAGATAGGTTCAAGGAACTTTATGAAAAGGCAGAAAAGAATACTAAGATTCGTAAAAAAACTTATAAAGCAATTGATTTGTTTAGTATGTTTATGGAAGAACGCAAGAATACAGGTCGCATTTATCTTATGAATGTTGACCATGCAAATAGTCATGGAGCATTTATTGAAAGCGTTGCGCCAATTAAGCAAAGCAATCTGTGTGCCGAAATTGCACTACCTACAAAGCCACTAAGCCATATTTTTGATGAGTCTGGTGAAATTAGTCTTTGCACACTAAGTGCAATTAATTGGGGTAATGTCAAGGAACCAAAAGACTTTGAACGCATGTGTGACTTAGCAGTGCGTGGACTTGATGAATTGCTTGACTATCAAAATTATCCTGTTATTGCAGCACAGTTAAGCACTATGAATCGTCGTCCACTTGGTATTGGTATCATTAATTTTGCATACTTCCTTGCAAAGAATGATGTATCATATAGTGATCCACGTGCACTACAACTTGTTGATGAATACGCAGAAGCATGGAGTTATTATCTTATTAAGGCTAGTAACCAACTTGCAATTGAAAAGGGTGCCGCACCAAAGAATAACGAAACAAAGTATGGTAATGGTATTTTACCTATTGATACCTATAAGCGTGAAGTTGATGAACTTGTTCCACATACTGAACGTATGGATTGGGATAGCCTTCGTGCAAGTCTTAAAGAATATGGTATCCGTAATTCTACACTTATGGCACTTATGCCAGCAGAAACTAGTGCACAGGTTGCAAATGCTACAAATGGAATTGAACCACCACGCAGTCTTATAAGTGTCAAGCAAAGCAAGCATGGAGTATTAAAGCAAGTTGTGCCAGAGTTCCGCAAGTTAAAGAACAAGTATGAATTGTTATGGGATCAACAATCACCAGAAGGCTATCTAAAACTTGTTGCTATCCTACAAAAGTATATTGACCAAAGTATCTCTACCAACACAAGTTACAATCCTACATTCTATGAAGATGAAAAGATTCCGATGAGTGTTATGATTGGACATCTGCTACTTTGCTACAAATATGGTATTAAAACCTTATATTATTTTAATACATACGATGGTCAAGGTGA